TCTACATCAAACATACTTACCATTATTGATCCAGAATTTTCTTTACCACTAAAGTCTGGTATCCCTGCAAAATTTATCCATTTATCTAACAACATAAATTGCTTGCCTTGGTCATTTTCCATAATGACGCCAATGTTGACCCAGTTTGCTTTGTCGTTACCATCCCTATCTTTGTATTCTCGTGTCTTCACTGATAGGTTTTTGATTTTTCGTGCCATAAGGAATTTCCTGTAGTATGCGTATTTTGACAAAGCCACCGAGGTAGTCTGAGTCCATAGTTGATATAACAGTATTGAATCGTTTGTCGTTGATGCGTAATGCGTCAGCTAATCCGTCAATACCTGCCTTCATTCTAGCAACTAAGTTATCACGGTCATAACTTCGTTTGTCTGGTGGTATGAACGTCATTTCTAAAACTAATTTTTCTGGTATGTTTTCATATACACCTCTATATTTTTTTAACTGTTCTTTAGATACGCTGTAACAATCTTTTCTGTATTGTTTTTTTGCTGCTGCTAACTTTGCCCAATGCAATCGTTTGTTTGGCGATAGATCTGATGGTGGCCAACCTAATACTATTTCTATCATATTTTTTTAAATAATTTTTTTATAAAATAAATAATTTTTTCCCATGCAGTTCTATGTTTATTTTCTAATTCATGTATGCGTTTTTTTATTGCATCAAATCTAACCATATAATCTTTTGCTTTTAAACCATTAAACCAAAACTGTGTTTCTAGTTCTGCTAATTGCTGCCTGTAATTTGCAATTTGCAAAATGTCTTTTTGTTTAT